GGCAAGCATGCTTTCAGCGGCGCGATACCAGGACTCATTGCTCTCCCCGCCCTCATGGTAGGCGGCGATGTCGTCAAACTGTTTTTCCCATGCGGCCACGTCTGCCTTGGCCTCCATGTCGATGGGGTTCTTGATGGACAAATAGACCGGGTAGACAGTTGGCGATCCGCCCCGGCCTTTGGTGGTGTAGCTGTTCGCTATCTCGGGGTCAGCGGTGAAATATCCGCCCATGCCCATCAGGCCATAGCTTGAAGCGTAGGTGTCCACCATCGTGAAGGCGTCGCCGCCCTCGCTGGCGCTGGTGCCGTGGTACATGACCATGGGCTTGCCCTGCGCGTCCACCACTTTGCTGCCGTCGAACCAATCCTTAAATGCTGGGGTGTCGGTCTGCGCACGACTGGCCGGGCGCGACATCTGGCGACCCTGCTTCTGCCCTGACTGCTGACCCTGCCACTTGACGGCACGCACGGCGAGGGCTGCAATGTCCTCCGGCGTCAGGTCCAGCTTGAGGCCGTAGCTGTCCTGCAACTTGCTGGATAGCCCCGTGGTGGTCCACCAAGCCCGGATGGCTGCCAGGATGTCGGCCAGCCACTTGCGGGCGCTTGGCGATGCCTTGGCGTCCTTCGCGGCTACTGTCTCGATCATGTAGGCCAGCAGCTCAGAATCGAGGAATTCCGGGCGGGTGTCGTCAGGGATGCGGGCGACGGCTTCCAAGGCGGTGGGGTCATCTGCCTGGGTAAGGGCGCGGGCGCGCTTCACAAGCTGGGCATACTTTTCGTCACCCAACATCTGTTTCATGCTGGCGTGCTCGCCTACCTCATGGAGTAGAACGGCAATCTCGGTGCCCGGCTCGATGGCGTCAGCAAAGAGGTGGGCAGTGTTGCCGTCCCACAAGCCCTGTGCCTTGCCCTCGATCTGCTCGGAGCGCTGTGCTGTCTGGTTGAATTCCTGGGTGCCGTCCCAGATTTTGAGGAAGCCCCGGGCCTCCATGCGTGCAGCCAAGGGGCCGAAGCGCGCGGCCAGAACGGCACGCACCTGGTCGGGCGTGCTTACTCGGTCGGAGTCTTTGGCGAGTTGGGAGCCGGAAACATCTTTTCCATCAGCTCCAGATCGTCGGCCTCTTCCTGTTCCGTCCGTGGTCGCGCGTGACTCTTGCGATTGTCCTCTCGCTCCTGCAGTACGTGGTCGGGTGTCATAGGCTGCCTTGTATTGTTCGGGCGTTAGATAAGCCTCCATGAAGTCCTCAGACCTCGGAAACTTCGCGCCCATTTTATCCCAGAAGCCCGTTGCGGTGGGCAGGATGTCATGGATGTGAAGCTTGCCGCCGGGCGGCAGGCTGGCAATGATGGAGCCAACAACCTTCTCCGCGCTGTTGTTGCCCCGCTTTGATTGGAATATCTCGATATTGCGCAGGGATTTGAACTGGCCGGCCTTGTCCATATCCATGGTCAGGATGCCTACATGGGCCGCCTCCCTTGCCTCAGTGTTAGACATGCCCTCGGCTTGGGCGCGTGTGAATGCCGCGGTGTCCCGAATGTCGAAGTCGATCCGCGTCACGTTACCGCCGGGCTGCCGCACGTTCAAGCGCGGCGAACCCAGGGCGATGTCAGCATTCAAGAAACCCGTGGCCCCGCTTTTGGTTTTGACCTGCCGGAATGCGGCCGGTGCTGCATCTTGACTCTTGGGCCTCGAATACATGGGGCCCAAAGCTATCTCTTGACCGGTTTCTGCGCGGGACACGCCGGAGTTGACATTGATCGAATCAACAACCCGGACATCGACCTTCTGAAGAGCTGCGGCGACGTTGTTGCCGGCCGTGATTTTGCCCGGGAAATCTCCCACAACATCGAGCTCTCCGCCATGCGCCAAGATTGCAGTTCCGGCATTTGACTGGCTGACGGCACGGTACAGCGCAGCAAGCTGGCCGGTGTCGCGAAGCTGACCCCTCATCTTGGGCGGAATCGGCACCCATGCCGCCACGCCCATCTGAGAATCCAGCAGCATCATGCCGGGCTGGCGGCTCTTTTCATAGAACTGCTTTGCGTACTTCTTCGCGTCTGAGGGGTTGTCAACGCGCGTCTTGAGCGCGCCAGGCATTAACTGGCGCTCCATAACCGGCACGCTGATTTTGTCGCTAGGTGCGGGAATGGGACGGTTCGACTCCGTGACATCGCCCAGTGCATCGACATAGGAGAAGGTTTCGCCCGCTATCGCCATCAACCCCATAGGCTCAATGCCGCTGCCGTTGAAAATGTCGGTAAGCGTCCTGTTGAGGTGTTCATCAGCGCGCGAAAGCATCGCCGAACCGCTGGGATGGTTGTGAGAAAACCAGATGCGTGCGGCGCCTGGAATGCGGATGGCCTCGCCCACCAGAGTGGCGGGGTAGACGGACGTTTGTGCCAGCGCGCCTTTAAAGCCCCCGACCACCCCCAAAGGCTTCCCGGCCTTGTCGGTAACGATGGCGTCGAATCGCTCGACGGCTGACTTGTAGAGGTATTGGGTTGCTTGCGCCGCCTGTGTGGGCGTGCTGACTACCGCCGCGCCTAGTTCGCGGCTGGTTTCCGAGCCAACGAAGGCGTTTGCGTAGAACTCTGATCCGGCAATGTCGGCTTGTACGTTGCCGGCGGCGCGTACGTCCCCAGATACCCCGGCGCGCTTGGGTTCGGCTGGCCGATCCTTTCGGCGGGTAACTGGTAGGGGATCCCCGAAGAGGTCTTTTTCATAATTTCCATCGTAGCCCACTTGCGGGCTCTCTGCAAACATCCGGCCCTGTCCGCTAATCGCGTCGTCGGCACTCTGCCCGAGCTCGAAGTTGTCGGAGCTGGCCTGCTGGCGGCTCGCTATGTCGCGGCGCTCGCGCTCTTTCTTGGCGTCGGCGTCCGCTTTTGCGTCCTTGGCGGCGGTATCCTTTTCGCCCTTTTCCAGGGCGTCCAGGCGGGCAAGGACATCGCCTTCCGTGTAGCTGGTTAGGCCTTCGTCGGGGCGGTCTTCGCTGGCTTGCTGCCGGCCTTCTGCAGGCGGGTCGCCTTGTTGGCCAGAATCTGGGCGGCTATCTCCACGGCCTTGGCCGATGGCTGCTTCGAGGGCTGATTTTGCGTTGTCATAAAAATCCTGGGTTGTGCCTTCACGCGTGGCGTCGTGAGCATCAAGCATTATCGTTTCGCTGTCAATGCCGCGTTCGTCGGCCATGGCGATCAGAGCCTGTACTTCGAGCTGGGTTTCATTCGGGGCCTCTGCAAAGCCGGTGCCCGCGAAGTCGCTTTCCTGGATGTCCATGTCCGGGAAAGGATCAAAATCCGGGTCGCTCTCCGCGGCCTCCTGCTGGGCGGCAAGGTGGTCTTCAAAGCGTGCTACGGTGCCCTTTTCGGCCATGCGCTCCACGCCTTCGGGGGTGTATTGAGGATCTTTCAGGCTGCGCTTGATGAGCTCGCGCGCCTGGTCGTGGCCTGCGCCCTCTGGGAGGTAGCCTTCTTCGATCAGCTTTTCGGTAGCCCGCTCAATGGTCAAGCCCTTCCCGGTGCCGGCGAAAAGGCTGCGGTTTCCGATACGGACGTTGCCCTGCATGTTCATGTCAGAGCGAGTCGCGCCAGCCAGGCCGCCAGCGGATGCAATGAAGGCATGCGCCGGGATGGGTTCGCCGCGCGCGCTGGTCTGGGGGAGTCCCATGCGGCGGGCGGCTTTCTCCTGCGCCGCCAACTGGGCGCGGGTCTTCTCGGCCAGGGCGTAGCCGCCGTCCACCTTGATGACGCGCATGCCGGGCTGCAGCTTGCGCGCTTCCTTGGCCGCCATGTTGGTTTTGAACGGCTTACCGCCCTCGGCCATTGGCACATTGTTCCGGCCAATGCGCTGCGGCGCTATGTTTTCTATAGCATCTTGCCCTTGCGTTGTCTGGGCTGCCGGGGCATTTATCCCAGTGGCTTGTACTGCACCGGCTCCGGTCTGGGTTCCGGCTGCGGCTTGTCCGCCTCCAGTGCTTCCCGCTGGCGCTGGCGCTTGATCTGGCGCGGCTTGAGCTTGGGCGGGTGCTCCGGCCGCAACTTGGTTTTGGACATTGGTGGGCTCGCTCAGTGTTGGCGTGGTGGGCTCGGTGCGATCAGCTTCCAGCGCTGGGCCAGCTCCAGGGCGCTGCACCCCTCCATTTGCTGGAGCAGGCGCTGATACCTGGTCAATCGCGGGGGCGGCTTGCTCTGTGCTGGTCTGGCTAGGAGTTTCAAGCGAGTCCTTTGCTATGGTTTCAGTAGCTGCTTGGGCGCTCTGTGATTGGGCTGCACGCGGTGCGGGCTGTTCGCCGTCTAGCGCTTCATCTGCGCGCATCGGGCGCAGCTTGGCGGGCGTGCTTTTGGGAATGGTGGTTTGCTGCGGAAACAGTGGCGTAGGCGCGTCGGCAATTTCCTGGGCGGCGGCATCAATCTCCCGGGCCATTTCTTTGGCGGCAAAGTCGCTGTTGACGGCGGGCAGTAGCTGGCCGTCCTTGGGCGCGGCGCCCATCTTCTGCGCTGCGCTGGCCAGGGCCGCACCGCCGCCGGTCATCATTCCGCCCTGCAGCAGGGTTTGAGCCACGGTGTTCTTGAGTTGGCCGCCCAGCTCGCCGAAAGACGGCGCGGCATTGGTGCCGATGACTGGTGCGGCGTCTGTGCCGTACTGCATCAAGGTGGTCAGGCTCTCGCCGGGGATGTCGCGCACGCCAGCACGGGCCATTTCAGCGGCTACGCGCGCAGGCGCATTGCCGGCGACGGCGCCCTTGAGCGCTCGCATGGTGCCAGGTGTACCGCCGAGCTTTTCGCCGATTACCTCGGCCGCGCCGGTCAGCACGGAATTGGCAATTGCCGGGGCGATGTCGAGGCCCTTTTCCCGCACTTCACCGTACTGGGTGCCGGTGGACTGGCCGAACATCATTGCAAGGGCCGCGGGTAGGTTGCCAGTGGCAAGGGCTGGGACTTGCTGGCCGATGGACACGGCGGCGTCCTCAATCGCGCCAGGCAGGCCCTGCACGGGTGAATTGGGCGTGAAGCCTTCTATGGTGGTCTTGCCGGCCTCGGTCTTGTTGGCGAAGCGCTTGCCAGCCCGGCCGGAGGTACGCGCGAAGTCGGCGACGGAATCCATGCCGGTGACATCGCCAACCATCTGGATGATGCCGGCCGTGCCGGAGTTGATGCCACCCAGCGTCTTTCGCAGGACGCGCGTGGCGTTATCCAAAAAAGTTTGATCCACGGGGGTCGAGGGCTGGGCCTCGCTCGGAGCGCGCGCGACGGGCAGCTTGCGGGCCTGGGCCAGGCTGCGAGCGCTAGCAGCTTTGAAGTCGATGCCTGCAGGAGCTTCGGGTCCGTCGAAACGCACGCCCTCAAGAACGCTGGTCGGCTTGGGTTGCTGGGCAGCGGCAAGAATGTCCGCGCCGCCCATTCCCATGGGGTCGCCCGATACAAGGGGTATGCCTTCATCGCGGCCTGGAGCGACTTCCCCGTCAAGTAGCCCGGTGAACTCTTTCAGCTTTGGAGCATCAAGCTCGCCGGTAAACTCTTTGAGGGCCATTCAATCACTCCATGATGTAGCGCTTCCCGTCAGGTCCTACATAAACCGGCTTCCCACCAGACGTGCCAATTTGCTTGTGGTCCTTGGGGACAGAAGCCTTGATTTTTGGCGCAGCGGGGGTGTCTGCTGGACTTTTGTTCATGCCGCGGCGTGCCAGGCGCTTTGCCACTTCGGCGGCAATCTCCGCCTCGGTGGAATACCCGCCAAGCTCTTTTTCCACGGCGGCAATGATCGCGTTGCGGGTCTTCGCGTTGGTGGCTGCCTCTCCGGTGCCCTTGCTGGGGGCCACTCCGATGGAGACGGGAGCGCCTTTCGTGGGCAAGGTTGTGACGGTGGCCTGTCCGGTATCTTCGTCAACGATAGTCACGGGCTTATCAAGGCCTGCAACCACGCGATCCCTGCGCGCAGAAGACAGCCCAGCAGAAGCGCCAGCAGAGCCCGCCTGTGCGTTGTTCTCGTTGGCCTTAGACGCTTCAACGGTCTGGAAAATCTTCGCCAGTACTGGGTTGATTTCACCGCCCGTGCCGGTTGCCCTGTTGATCGAATACCCCGTATTGCCGACGTTGTCAAAGGGCAAGTAAGGCTTATCCGCCGTGACAGCAATAAGCTTGTTCATGGCCTCGATGTTGGGAGCTGCGGCAGCACGGTCCCGGAAGCCCTGAGCCTGGAACTCTGTGCCAGCCTTGGCAACCCGGTCGGCGTGTGTGTCGCCGGTCATCTTGAAGACGCGGCGCATGGTGCGCTCGTATTCCGGCATGCTGGGATTTGCCTCAATGTCCGCATCAACACCACGGCGCTGGTCGAGCGTGTACCGTCCCGCCTCCGCTTCGGTGCCGTATTTATTGCCCTGCTGGGTGTGGGCGTAGGCGGTGGCCGCCTTGGCTGCTGATTCCTGCTCTGCCTGCTGCCGGTACATGGGGGCCAGCGCGTACGCCTTGAACAGGCTGCCAATGCCTTGACCTGCAGCTTGAGCGCCCGAACCGTCGAGTGTGAATTTCATGTTGTTACCCCAGAATCCGGAGGCCGCCGACTGGCATTTTGAAACCAGAGGTCAAAGCCCCGTTCATTTTTAGCCCCATGCCGCCGGTCGGCGCAAACAGCGACGTGCCGGAGCCGGTGGAGCCCTGGAGCCCAGAGCCGGTGGCTGTGCTGCCTGCGGTGCCGCCAGCCATCATTCCGGCCGACCCGGCGCCCTGTAGGAGTGAACCCGCGAACATCATGCCGGGGTCAACCTGTCCGGCTTGCTGGGTTGCGATCTGGTCCGCACCTGCTTGGCCGCGTGAAAAGCTTGCAAGGCGGTCGATGTCCATGCCGGTGTCTGCAAGGCGGATGCCCTCATTCATGCGAAGACGGTTCGCCGATGATGTCTTACCCATCATCCGGGCCAGGTTCTCGGCTGCTTTCATGGCATTGAGGTCGCTTGTAGCCTTGGCGGTCTTGTAGTCGCCCGACACATTGCCTTGGGTGGTCTGCTGGGCCGCGCGGATGGTTTGGCTCTCGCTTACAGGCGCGATCAGCTCCTGTGTGATGGTGTCCTCGATTTGCTGCTGCTCGGCCTGACGGTCAGGCGTCGCAAATTTCTCGGCTGCGCCCAGCGCCTTTTGCTCGGCCTGCATCTGGAGTTCCCGCTGCGAAGCCAACCCAGCGCGGATTTCAGCCTGCTGGCGCTTTCGTGCGTCGTCTGCTGCTTTGTACTGCATTGCCGCGCCGGCAAACATGGCGGCGAGCCCTGCAATTGTGGTTCCGCTTATTGCGCCTGCCATGTCATTCTCCGGTTATCAGTGTTTGTACGCAGTCCTGCCGATTGGTCATCAGCATGGCGAACTCGTCGGTAAATTCCTGCTCGGCCTCAGCCACTGTCTTGGCCTTCGTCGGGAAGGACATGCTCATGCTTACATCGGTGTGGGCAAGAAAAACCTGCTTGCGGCCGGCGCTGCCAGGCAGAACCGAATAACCGCGCAGCTCGATGGTTTCCTCTCCGATGAAAGCGGAGCAATCGCCAGAAACAATCAACACGGTGGGCACCTTCAAGAGCGCCCCGGTCAGGACTTCCCCGGCCTTCATGTGCAAGGTGCGGACGTACATGCCGCCGTGAATGACGTGCTCGGTGGGGAACTCGACTTGCTCACATAGCGCCAGCGACATTGCCTCAATTGCGCGCACCTTGGCGATGGCGTCCTCAGTCATGGCCGGCAAGCGCTGGGCCTGGACCATCAGGCCAGAGATTGGCCGGACTGCTATCGCGGTGGTTGCATGCTCTGTCATGGTTCCTGAGCCCCTTACTGGGTTTTGCCGCCGTAGGTACTACTCGGCGAGGACACACCAAGCCACTGAGCACCTGGGAGCTGTGCGCCGGCTGCCCGGCCCAATCCCTGCTGGTTCATCAGGTAGGCTTGGCTCATATCATTGAACAGGCTGCCCACGTTCGCGCCAGCACGCTGCGCCGCCACGCCGTCAGCGTTGACCTTCAAGCCGTTGAGCGCCATCGTGGCGGCAGATCCGGTGTCAATGCCGGACTGGGCCATGCTGAGCAGATTGCCGCGCGTGCGTTCGTCCGCAGTACGCAGGTCGGCGGCAGACTGGTCGGCGATACCGCCAGCGCGCAGCAAGCCCTCGTTTGTCCGGCGGCTGATGTCTTCGTTGCTGTCGATGTCCACAGAGCCACCAGCCAGGCCGGAACGCGCCAAGCCGAAGCGGTTGGCCTTGAGCGCATCGGTGGCCTGTCGGTCTACCTCGGCCTTGTTGATGTCGTAGACGGCCTTCTTCTGGTCTTGATACAGCGATTCGCGCGGAGTATTTCCAAAGATGCTGTTAATTTGCTCGGTGGCCGCCGTGATGCGAGCTTGTCGCTCCGCTTCCTGCGCGCGGGCATCAGCGCCCGCGTCGCCGCCGCCGCCTTTGAAATAAAGACGGCTGCCGTCGCGGGCGTAGCCGCTATGTTTGGTTGTAATCAGCATGATGTAGCTCCGTTTAAATCTTTGTGCGTACCACTTGGTACACGGTTTCAAATTCGTATCTGCGCAGCAACCGGGCCATTGCATTGCTGCATGAGGCCTCAATCACTGTCGCCCCTGCGTCTTTGCACCAGCCTTTGAAGGTGCCCCAAAACTGTTCCGCCACTTCATCGACAAACCCGCCGCCAAGCGCCAGGATGTTCACCGCCAAGGTCTGCGGGTAGTGGACAAACTCGAACGCGCCGGCCAGGATCGCCACGCCGTCACGCTCAACCACTGCCGTAATCACCCGGCCCTCAAGGGTCAATCGGGCGATGTCGTCAACGGTGAATTCCCCGCGTGCCGCCTCTTTCACCACTGTTTCCAACAATGGTGCGGCCATGTGGAATTTTTGAGCGAAAAGGTCAGGGCTGACGATAAATGTCACGTTCATACTGGCCCCAAATCGTTGAAATAGATCGTCACGGAATCGAGCTGGAAAGGCTGGTTGTCGTAGTTGCGAAAGCGCAGGGCAAACTCAGTGCCGGAGCACTCAACCGGGATGGTGCCGGCGGGCCTGGTGTTGCCCTTCACGCGCACGGGGTTGGTGAAGGCGTCAGGATCGCGGGAGTCCCAGCCAACGGAGAACTCGGCACGGCCGGTAATGACCACATCCGCGCCTACGATCTGTTTGAGGTTGCCGGGGAGCTTGAAGTCCATGTAAGGCAGCTCGATAAGCACCTCGTACTGGCTGCCGTCGTCCGTGCTCACGCTGTCGTCCAGCTTGTAGACGGCATCGCCGGAGCGGATGTAGAGGGTTTGGCCGAGCTCGGCGAAAGCGTCCACCGGCACGCTCAGGAAGTACTCGCTCCAGGCGGCAATCTTGGCGGTGCGGGAAATGGAATACACAAACAGCCGGTTGGCAATCGCGCAAATGTATTGCCCGGTTCCGTAGAAGTAGAAGGACTTCGGCGCAACACCCGGCACCTTGGTTTCAGGGCGCACCAGGGAGTCAATGGGCGAACCCACGTCCACGTCAGCCAGGTTACTGGTCAATTGCAGCGTTGTGATGGAGCGGAAACCGTAGTCCGAAAGGAAGTGCAAGTCCCCGGCCACGCTCGCCACCGTGCGCGGAAAGCTCGTACCGACGTTTTCCACGGCGGTGTCAAGCTTCATGTTGGTGGGGTCAGGATCCACTACCCACACCTGGGCGCCGTCCTTGGTCAGCACCACCAGCTTGCTCTGGTAGCTGCCCAGCGCATTGGCAGAGCGGTCGCCGCGGCTATTCAGCCCGGTAGGCAAAAAGCCCGCATCGGCGGCTAGAGTCCAGTCACGCGGAGCACTGGTTTTGCAGTACCGCACCGTGTCACCGATGCCGGCGCCGACGGCAAAAATCTTGCTGGCCAGCTTGATGCAGGCCTTGGTATCGGGACAGTTGGCATCAACGATGTGCGTTGCAGGGGTGCCGTCAAGGTAGTGGTGCTCGATCTGGCCGCCGACATACTCAATGGAAGCGTAGATGTAGGCGTTGAAGACATCTGCAAAGTGGACATCCTTCACGGCCTGAGCTCCGCCGGAATAGACCACCTTATTGGGGTTGAATAGCGGATTGGCGTGCGTGACGGTGCCGGAGCCGTAGAAGGTCTGCAGCTTGCCGAACGCCGCAAAAAGGCCCTTGGTGCCAGCCTCCAGGTCTGCAACCTTGACCAGGCCGGGGCGCTTCTGCGTCGCCAGGCCGGTGGTCACAAAGGCGTTTTTCATCTGGCGCAGGCGGTTGGCGTCAGAAACGGCGGCCCCCTTGCGCAGGTCAATGCCCAGGTCGAAGCGGTCGAAGGTGATTTTGCTCACTGCGTGCTCAGCTTGTAGCCGTCGGTGGTGCGGACAACTTGAGGAACGGCGGCGGCGGATGGGCTGCCGTTGACGAAATAGCGGCGGTTCTCGCGCTGCCGGCCCTTCTCGCGGGACAACATGTTTTGAAAGGCGGTTGCGGAGGCCTGCGCGTCCGGGTGGCGGTAGTGGGCTTTGGCGGTTGCCAGTGCGTACAGGAATACCAGACGATCCGGCACACTGCAGCGGTCAGCGGTCTGGGTGAATCGCGCGCGCTCGGCGATGTATTCAACCGTGATGTCGTAGTTGCGCTCGGGAATCGGCCATATTTCCATCTGCCCGTCCAGCGTGTCGTACTTGCGCGGCTGTTCCCGCTGTTCGCCGTCGGCACGGTCGTACTGCGTGATGCCCTGCGTCATCTTCTGGGCTTCGGTGGTGCCTATCGTGATGAACACGGTCAAAACCCGGCCGGGGTTGATGTCCTCATCCTCGGCGTCGTTGTGCCAGTCGTAGAGGAAGGAACCAGCCTGGGCGGTGATGATGGCTTTCTTGCGCTGAACTGGTGGCTCCAGCTCGCCGAAAACGTACTCATGAGATTCCGTCAGAAAGCTCTTGATGATGGGATCGTTGGCCTTGGCCGCAGAGCCCTGCGCCTGAAAGCCCAGGCGCGCGCGCAGCTCGGACATCAGTTCGCCCAAAGTGCGGTTGCGTGCGGATAGTCCAGTCATGGCCGGCCTTACGTGGTGGTCAGTGAGATGGTCAGCTCCGTGCCGACCATGATTAAGCGGGCGGAAACCTGGGTCCGGCCTATCAGGCTGGCGGTCTTCGTGGTTGTGTCGATAGTGACAATCGCACCGTCGGCGCCATCGCTGCCGGCGGCCCCTGTCGGCCCCTGGATGCCTTGGATACCCTGCAGGCCTTGGATGCCCTGCGGACCCGTTGCGCCGGTTGCGCCGGTTGCGCCAGTCGCGCCTGTCCCAAAGGTGTACGCACCCGACCAGTCGGCAGAGGTGGCGGACAGCTTGAAATAGAGGTTGCCGGTGTCCAGCGCAAGGAAACTGAAACCCTTCGGCTGCAGGTTGTACAGCGCGCGATTGGCAAACAGGTCTTGCACATCAGCCTCGAAAGAAGCGCCCGTGTCGCCCTTCACGCCCTGAATGCCTTGCGGGCCGGTTGGTCCGGCGGGGCCGGTTGGCCCGGTAGGTCCAGGCACTTGCAGCTCTTCCACTGCCTCGGGCGTTAGTGATGCGGCGTTAACGGTGGCGTTTTTAAGGGTGCCGTCGTCGTTTTGCAGCAAGGCGGCGTTGTCGCGCAGTTCGTTGACGCTGGTCGCAACAGCATCCAGCTCGGAGTTAATCGCGCCATGGTCCGTAGCCGAACTGGCGTTTTCAAGGAAATTCTTGGTGCGGTTGTAGGCTTGTGCTTGCATGTGGTGCTCGCTGTTATTGCTTTCGGTCTTGCAAAACCTTGATGCTCGAATCGTGTCCATCCACCCGGAACTTGAGCAGGTTGACCTCTCTGTCCAGCAGGTTCACGGAGTTGTTGCCGCTCTTGACTAGGATCTGCAATTCCTCGACGGCTTTCTGTGTTGCCAGGCCGTTGAAATACATCCCGATAAGGACAAGCAGGCCAACCCCAAGCACGGACAAGACGCCCCACAGCGGGACGCTGTAGTCAATGGTTACGCGGGTGCTGCTGTGTGTTTGAGGTTCGCTCATCGGACCGGTCCTTATCGGTGTATTCCGTCCGCGTGCTTCACGTCGAACCATTTGAGATACAAAATCTGAATGCGCTCGCAGCGCTCGAAGCGCCAGCCGCTACCGGTGGCTGCATGCCGTCCGAGCCTCGAAGTGACGGTGAGTTGTCGCGGCCATTCACGAAGCAACACCGACATCCAAAAAACATTGACGATGAAGTCCAACAGGTAGCCGCGCACCAAGAAATAGGTGGCTGCGATGGTTGCCTGCCTGGTAACGCCACCGCCCGGCAGTTCGCGCACGCGTGCGTAGTTCATGAGCGCCCAAAAGTGGACAAGCAGATCAATGGGGGAACTGATGACAAGCAGCACAAGCAGGAAAAGCTCAATCCATAGAGTGATTTCGAGGATGTTCATACAAGTGCCCTCAGTGGTTTGATGGTTTGCTCTGCGTCGTACAGCGTTTTGTAATTGGTGTCATTCGCCATCGCCCAGGCGTGGGCCTGCGTCCTTGTGACCGTTTGGCCTTTTGAGGCGGCAACCCGGATCAAGTCATCCAAGGCATAAGCTAGGGCAACCAGACGGCTGCCGCGTTGCATTGCGTCGGCAACCTCTGGCGTGCGCTCGATGGCGCGGATTTGCTCGATAGGCGCAGGGTCGGGGGGCGGTTCAAAGTTCAAGGTCGGGTCTGTTTCCACGCTGGAAGTACAGCCGTTCGGGAGGCACGGCTGATAAGCGCCGTCGGCCGGCCCGAAAGCGACTACAAAGCCGCCAGCATTCCGAACGACAACAAGGGCAGTCATGGGAGGTATTCCTTGACGGTGATGCTGGAGGCCATGACCCCGCCATAGAACCGAGCTCCAGAGGACCCATTCAAAGTGAATGTCCCGGCTACTGAACCACCAGCGCGAACGCGGTACGTTCTCGCCGTGACACTTGCCGCAGAGACGATGAACTTAAAAGAGATTTCTTTGTGCCAACTGATGCCGGAGGAAAAAACGCTACCCACCGCCAGAGCATTTGCGATTGCGTCCTGGAATAGACAAGCGGCCAAATAGTTGTTGGCTACAGAGGACGCGCAAAACAAGACAACATCAATTTCTAGTGTGCTGGCTGCATTGGTCGGCGTAAACGCCAACGACATGTATTGATCGCCCTCAGTTATTTGAGGGATGGTGTCATCGATGGGGATTAGCGTGGTCCCCGTGGCCACGGCACCCGTAGAGAACGTCTGGATTTGCGCCAAACGCCGACCGGCCCCCGTGCTCATACCGGTGCTGTCGAACTTTCCGACAACAATCCCGCCGATGAGGACATCAAGCTGGCTACCACCGTTGTTTTTGATTGCGGCGGTCATGGCTAGCCCCTGATGATCGAAATAAAGGACAGGGCCGGTGACGCCCCGGCAGCAGCGCCGCCCTGTGTATTGGCCCTGATGACGGAGCCCGCAGGGAACCACCGACGGGCGACAACCGTAGCGCCGTGGTCAGCTGCTCCGCTGGTAGCGATACCCAAGCGGTTGGCCGCAGGTACAGAGGCGATGGCAGTATTGGATGCGCTGTTCAACGTCAAACCGGTGGTGTGGGCGGCGTTGAAGTTGTCCGTGTAAATCACTGTGTAGAGGTCGGCCTCATTAATCGTGAGGTTGCCGCCCAGCGTTGCGCTATCGTTGGCCGTAATGGCAGTGCCGCCTAGGTTCGATTGAAGATTCGCCCAGCGTCGGATAAACGTGTTGGTACTGCCGTAGCCATTGGTTGTGTCCAGAATGATCTGGGCCGGCTGGAAGCCGCGCACAATCTCACCGCTCGCAAGAACAGTAAGAATTGCAACACCGATGGGCGCCCCGACATTGCCGCGAAACAGCGACATGGTTCCGTCAAGGTTGGTCTTCCAGTGGAAGTTTTGTGCTGCGGTCGCGGAATCACCGAGCTGCACGGCATTGGTTTTAATCGCGCTCATGACTCAATCTCAGTAATGGTCAGCGTGGTGATGATGGTGTTGCCCAACTTTGTGGCCGCGCCATTCGCGCCATTCCATCGAACATTACCGGCACCCGTGCATCCGGCGCGGAGCTGGATGGTTGTGTCGCCAGTGGCAAGGGAAGGGATAACGCGCTCCAGAACAAGCTGACCGGCCGCCACGAAACTGCCCCACCCGTTGTTTGAGTCGGCCTGCCCGGTGATGACACCGGCCACAAGCGCATTCGCGGTGGCGTCTTGAAACAGAGCGCCCATTACCGTGTCAGTCGTATTGGAGTTTTCCCCCAAGAACGCCACGCAGCGGATATAGAGCTTGCTGGTTGCGCTGAGTCGGGTGTGCGTCACTGACAGGACTTGATTGCCCTGACTGATCAGCGGGATACTGTTATCCCACAGGAAGAGGGTGGCCCCGGTCCCACTCGTCAGAACTTCCCCATAGGACATTCCAAGCAGCTTTGCGGGCAGGCGCTGCGGGTTGCCTCCGCCGGGAAAAGTGGCCCCCAAAGAGCCGTGCAGGGTCATGGTCATACGATGCTCAAGGTGGAGCCCGTCGGGATGGTGAGAGTCACCCCGGTGGCTATGGTGATGGGGCCGGCCGCCATGGCGTTTTTGTTCGTCGTGATGGTGTAATCGGCAAGGATGGTCTGGTTGTTTTCGTAAAGCACGCCACCGGCCTGGGCGCCGCCACCGGAACCGCCGGACAGCTGGAAATTACCCAGCGAATCGCGCAGCAGCAAATAGGCCTGGCCTGCCTGGATGTCGCCCGCCGTAAGCGCGGCGGTGCCGTTTTTGGTGATGGGTGCCGCACCCACGGCATCGACGTTTACCGTCACTGCGCCGGTGTTGGTGTTGGCCGCAATGAATTTGAAAAGCTGGCCGGTGAGATATGCGGTCGTGGCCGGTGTCGTGCCGGCCGTCACAGTGTTGGTGCCCGTTACGCCAGTCAGCAGCAGCGGAGCATTGGCCGCCGATGCCAGGGCAGAGGCAGCGGACGCAGCAGCCGATGCGGCAGCGTTCCCGGCTTGGGTTGTAGCAATCCCGGCCTGCGTGGTAGCCGTGCCCGCCTGGGTGGTGGCAATGCCGGCTTGTGTCGTGGCCGTAGTCGCCGACGTGGCCGCGTTGCCTGCTTGGGTAGTCGCAATCCCCGCTTGCGTCGTGGCGATACCCGCCTGAGTCGTGGCGGTGCCTGCGCTGGTGGATGCTCCGGTTGCGCTCGCGGCTGCAGCGTTCTGGCTGGCAAGCGCGGCGGCGGCGCTGGCGGCGGCGGCTGTCTGGCTTGCTGCGGCAGCGATGGCCGATGCATTGGCCCCACTGGCGTTCAGAGCCGAGGCATTCTCAGAGGTGGCAGCAGCGTTGGCCGAGCCTACAGCCGTGGCAGCGCTTGCCGCGGCGGACAGCGCGCTGTTCAATGCCGACTGGGCCGAAGCCGAAGCATCGGCCACCTGCTCACTGATGTCCAGCGTCAGAGCCTCGAATACTTCCGGCGTCAGGGAGTCCGGCGTAACGATGCCATTGGCAAGGCTTCCATCGTCCTTCTGGATCAGCGCCAGGTTGTCGCGGACTTCATTGACGGAAGTCGCAACCGCATCAAATTCCGCGTTTATCCCCGCGTGGTCGGTGTCGTCACCATCCCGCTGCGTGAAGTCAACAGTACGGTTATATGGTTGCGGCTGCGCCATCGTGTTGCCTGCTTACTTGTCGGCTTTGGCGGGCTTTTTGGCAGCGGCCTTGTCGGCAGCTTCCAGAGCCTTGGCAATCAGCTCCTGCAGGCGCTGGCCGCCGTCGTCGCCGTAAAACTTGGCGATGGCCTCGGCGCCGTACTTGGCGGACAGGCGCTCGTATTCGCCTTCGGGGTCCAGCTCGACGCCAACCGGTGCCGGGCTCTCATCCGTCACGTTTTCCTTGCCGAAGATATGTTTGACCAGCGGCACCTCATAAGCCGGCACCTGGATTGGCGTGATGGTGTTGGCATCGCGGCGGATCGTCAGATCGACGTAGGGCATTGCAATTTTGGGCATGGGACTCTTTCTGTTTCAGGTGGAAAAAAGCCCGGCCAGGGTGAAGTGGCCGGGCATTCGCTTGCAACCGTTTAAGCGATTGCCAGAACGGCCATTGCGTTGGCGCGGTTGATGGACAGCGCGCAGCGCAGATTCACCATCGTGTACAGCGCCAGCACCGTGTGCGGACGGGTCGGGGTGACGATGTCCATTTCGTCATCGCGGTACTTAATGTGCTTGGAGTTCAGGAAGTAGCAGCGCTTCTCCCACTCGACAGCCGGCGCATCCAGGGCGTCCAGTTCTTCAAACTGTGGATCCCAGAGGATTTCCACGCCCTTGAAGTACAGGCCGGTGTTCACACCAGTGCCCACACCTGCGTCCAGACGCTTGGCAGAGCCTGCCTCGGCGTTGTTCGTCACGGTGATGGCGTACTGACGGTATGCGTCGATGAACTTGCCGCCGGCCAGGATGAAGTCTGGAGCGCCGCCGTTCTTGATGCACTTGCGCCAGGCCAGTTCCATGCGCGTAGCCAGCAGGCCAGCGGTGGTGCTGGCGATTGCCGTCTCTGCGTAGTTGCGCCAGTAGGTGGCGGTGGCACGGTTCAAGCCGCCCACGGTGCCAGTCGTCGGAGCGATGGAAACCAGGGTGTCCAGACCGGTGATGGCGTCGGTGCTGGCAGCGCCAGAGCGGTGCAGCTCGAAGTCCAGCTTCTTCATGAAGCCTTCCTTGAGGACTTCCATCTGCTCATCCATCAGGTTGACCAGCTGGACCTTCTCGTTTTGTTCGAGCTTGAATTCGCCGCGGCCACCTTCACGGACCTTGATGCCGTTGCCAAACAGGCGGTCATAGTCCAGGTAGAGGCCGTCCACGGCGCGGCGCCATGGGAAGGCAGCGCCTTCGGTGGTGTTGCGCTTGTTGAAAGCCACCGCGTCTTCACCATAGGCCCAGGTGAAGTTAGAACCGTAGTCCTTGCGGATGTTTTCTACGACGTTCTGTTTTGCGCCCAGGAAGGTCTTGCGGCCGGCCATGAGCTTTTTGAGGAAGGGACGCTCAATCGCGATCTGATCGACCGGGATGTTGCGCAGGTAATCGTCAAGGGAGACTTTTGCCAGTTCGGCAAGGTCGGGCGAGGAAATAGGCATGATGCTGCTCCGATAAATGAAGGTTGGGAAACTCCTTCACACCGTTGACAGCACGCCCTTTCCGTCAGGTTTAGCGCTTGGGGTTTCCGTCGTGACTTCGGATACACAAGACCCCGAGCGCTTGGCGCTACCGGACGCGACTCCGGCGATGCAGCGACATTTCGATGTGTAGCGCAATCGGCTATTGAGTGATTTGCTTCGGGAGGCGAACCCCGCTATCGCACGTTTTGCAAACCAGACAATCGCTAACCGCGCAACTGGTGAATGGAATTATTGGGCCGCGTCAAGCACCCGCCGGACATTTGTCGCACCAAAGAAAAAGCCCGGACTTGCCGGGCTGGTTCTAGGTTACGTGCAGGTCAAAGGCCCATCTGATCCAGGCGGTTCAGCATGCGGTCCGTGGTGGACTGGCCGGAAGTTGATGCGGTGCCGAGGTTCGCCGGCCGCGAGCGCAAAGGCTGGTTGCCCCCGGCGCCAGGCTGCCGCGCAACCGTCACGTTGTCATACATCATCTTCACAGTCGCCGCCCACTGGTCGGGGCGGTACGTGCTGACAAAGTGCTGCATCTTGGCCGGGTCGCGGAAATGGTCTGACAGAACTTTCATGCGGGGCAGGTGGTCCACCTCATTCTTGCGGGTTTCGAGGTAGGCCTCCATGGCTGTTGATGCCTGGTTGACCGTCTGGACAAACTGCTGCTGCTCCTGCTGGGTCTGCTGCTGCACCTGCTGGCGCTGTTGCTGTTCGCCTGCATTGCGGCGATGCTTCGCAAGCTCAACGGCTGCGGCGCGGGTGATTTCGAGGTTATCGACCTGGGATTTCAGATCGTCATGGCCTGCCAGCAAGTCAATGCCCGGGGCCTCGACGCCCAGCTTGGCATACAAGGCGGTGCGCTGTGTCTCCACCATTTCAAGCGCAACCCGGATGTCCTGCTCCTTGCCGGAGTTGACCAGGCGGCCAAACTCCAGGGTTTGGGCGAAGTCCTGCGGGCTCATGCCGGTGGAATTCACCAGCTCGCGGAATTCCTTGATGTCGGTTTCCAGCTCTTTGGACTTGGCGAATACCGCCTTAATGCGCTCTTTGCCGCGCTCGGACTTCACACCATCCAGAAGCTCGGCTTCCTCCTGCTCGACGGTCTTTGCGCCGGGCTGCGCAGCTGCGTCCACCGCGGCGCCGGCAGGCTTCTCGCCGGGCTTGCCGGTGGTTGCCGCGGTTGCTGCGGCGGGATTGGCTGCGGCCGTGCCCGTGCCTGCTGCTGCAGTGCCTGGTTGCTCCATCAGGGCGTCCAGGAAGGCCGCGCCCTTGGCACCAGGTGCAGCGGCGGCGGCAGCGTCAGAGGCTGCAGACGCGGCAGGATCCGGCGTGCTGGTGGTATCCGGCGCGTGCAGGTCGGTGGCGTCAGCCTTGGCCGTGGTATCGGGGGCGGTGGTAGTGGTGGCCTCGGTATTAAGTTCAGGTGGCATGGTTTGTCCTTTATTGCATTACAGGGGGAGAAACTTGAGGGCCGCCCAATCCGCCGGGCATGCCGCCGGGCATCGCGGGCGGAGGGAGTTGCGGGGCCTTGGGAAGGAACTGCTCTACATCGAGGCGTTCATCGAAGCGGGCCAGCGTCTCGCGCAGCATGTTGATGAAGGGCTCGGCGTCTTGGCCTTGGGCCTGCAGTGTGCTGATGGTCTTCACCAGTTCCTGGATGATGGGCAACACCTTGGTCCAAGCTTCCTGCTGTTCGAGCTTGTCCGGCGCGCTGGTGGTGCCGGCCCTGATCTTCATTTCGATCATGTCGAACACTTCTTCGCGGGACAGCTCGGGCCAGTCGTATTGCTTTTCCGGTGTCTCGACCATGCCGCCCATTGGGTCGGCTGGGTTCTTGACCATCTTCATGACAGGCGGCCCCATGATCCGCTCGACCTGCTGGGTGGTCAGCTCCTGCAAAAGGATTTGAGCGCCATAGCGGGCGATTTCCTGCAGCCAGTCCTCTACGCCGTCGCGGAACTCGCTCACGCGGCCGGAAAGGCTCTGCTGCATGATGCTGGCCTCCGTCGCTGTCTTGGGGTTGACTGTGGACCCGCGCGCGGCATCCTGCAGGCCAGTGACCTGCTCCCAGTCGTAGCGCACAGCGCTGGTGTCGTACACGGTGGGGTCAATCGCTGGGTGCTGTCGCGGGATGATGACCTGACTGAGCGGCTTGCCCTCAAGGTCCAGAATGGTTATCTCGCCAATCTCGCTATCCGTATACCGCTTGATAGACTTTTCGTTGATGTCCGAGCTGCCAATCCAGCCTGGTTTGCACAGCTCTCGGTGCTTGTTGAAGCCGTTGCGGGCGTCGTTGTGTTCGTCCTGCAGTCTTTCGGTGAGGTCTACCATGCTGGGGCCTACAAACTGGCCGTCCACCACATTGAAGGGCAGGAGGAAGAAGGGATACCAGCGCTCGCCGGCCTTGGGCGGGTTGTAGGGCTCGCGCAGCCAGTAGTCGCAGCCCTCGGCCATGGTGAAAACCGTGTTGCTGCGCTTGTCCCAGATTTCCAGAACGGCAATCATCTGGTCGCCGGAATCCTTTGAGACGCCAGAGGCCAGGCGACCATCGCCCTTTGTCATTCCGCCCGCGCCCGCGTCGTACCCGGTGGCGTTGGTCAGCAGCATGTTGTACTGGGCTTCTGCGGCGGAGCGCTTTGTTGGGATGACCTGGGTTATCCAGTCGCCATCCTTGTAGTCCCAGAACTCGCACACGCCCGGGTCAACAATGAGGTTGTCCGTCAGCACGCGGTCAATCACCAGGCCCTCGGCGGCCGTGACTTCGAGCTTGGCATTCAGCGAAGTCATCATCTGGTCCAGCTCTGCGCGCTTGGCCTCGATGTCGCCACGCTGGGCCGGGTCCGTCACGTCAGCAAGCAGCCCTTCGGCGGCCAGGATGTTGTCCTGGGTGTCCTGGATGCGGCCACGGATGAGCGGGTCTTCGCGGATGTCGCGCTGATACATGACCTTCACCACGCCAAACGAGCAAGTCAGGGCAGATCGCACGCTGGACTTGGCCCTGTTCTTGAGGTCGGCCTGCTCAAGATAGCGGTTTGTGACCGTCTCCAGCGTCTTGCACAGCAGTTTGAGGTTGCGCCCCTTGTGGGTGGATGAAGCGCTGATTTCGGGGTTCTTGGCGTAGATGTTGGGCAGTATCGCGGTGATAGTGCCGTGAATCAGGTTCGCCCGGAGCTTGTAGAAGTCCTTGTCCTTCGGGTCCTTGGTCCAGTCGAAGCCGGCCACCGTGGCGCGGTTGTGCTGGACGCGCTTGTGGAACTTCTCCCAGTGCTTCCGGGCAGCAGCAATGCGCTTATTCCACGTCTTGGCCAGCTCATCCGGCTCCGGCTTCACGCGCTCGACCGGTGCGCCTGGTGCCGCGGGGAGTCCGCTGAGCTGGTCAGGCGTAGCAGGTGGTAGGAGTGGATCCATTGGGAGGGCTTTCGGTTAGACAGCTATGTGGTGGCCGCGTTCGTCCTGTTTGTAATCTGAGCCTGCGGGGTCTTCGGACTTTTGTTCGTCATCTGGCGACCGGCGGCGGCGCATAACCCCGTACCTGGTGGCGTCCCAAGCATGGTCTTCGGCATCCGTGTCCACGTCTTCCGGGTTGAGGTCTGACGGCCCAATGCTGGGGATGGTGCGGAGCCAGTGCTTGCAGTTGGAAAACACCTTGAGCTTGTCTTCGGCCAGCAGGTTGATGATGGTCTGCGCGCCGTTGACCCGGGAGCCCTTGGCATTCCAGGCCTCTTGCCACTTGATGCCGGCGTCACTGAAAATCTTCCCAATGGAGCGGTCGGCCCCCACCTTGCTGAATATGGAGGGGTCGGCCAGGTTGGCGCGGTACTCATACCCAAGGCGTTCATCATGTTCCTCTATCGCCTTGACGCGCCGGGCCACTGCGGCGGCCTGCTCTCGGGTGCCGGTGCCGGCCTTCTCGCCAGCGCCGTAGCACTCCCGCCAGATGTAGATACAGCCGTCCGGGTCCATGGCGAACCAGTAGATCGCGTAAGGGGCCGCATAGCCCCAGTCCATGGACTTCCAGACCTTCCAGCTCGACGGGATGGGGAAAGGCTTGACGACGTGCTTTGTCGCGTCCCAGACGCCTTCCAGGAAGCTGCCTACATGGATGTCCCAGTCACCTTCCAGCCAGGCCTTGCGCCGGTTCGGGTCTTTCAGCGCCTTGAGCGTGTTGATGTACTCAGGGTCAGCGGTCAGGATATGGGTGTTTTCGTAGATGCTGGAATGGATGCTGACCCGTGGCTTTTCACCATCCAGGCGGATGACGGTCCCGGACGGCGTGCCGCCCGTGCCCAGGTTGAAGCGCTCCTTTACGGCAGCATGCCCGCGCCCGAACGGGTTGCAGGTTGCCCGCACCATACGCGGCATACCGGGGAACGATGACCGGCAGGTTGAGTGCATGGCCTCATAAAAGGACAGGTTCTTCCAGTTGGTCAATTCCTCGAATCCCAGCCAGGGGTACTCATGCCCGTGGTAATTCCAATAGTCCTCATCGTCGGCGCCGTACCGAAAATAGAGCATTTCGCCATCCGGGAAGGTCCAGCAGTTGTCCACCTTGTTGAACTTCGCGCCCGGGAAGATGCGATAGAACCAGCGCTTTGACTTGGCCACCACGTCGGCAAGCTGCGGATAGGTCAGGCGGAACAGTGCGCCGCGCCAGTGCTCGCCGTATCCGCGCCCAACGTGCTGGGCAAAGGACATCAGGAGGGTGTCAGTCTTCCCGCCGCCCCTGGTGCCTTCAAGCAAGGCCTCAAATATCGGGCATGGCAGGAAAAGGGACTGGCTGCCCGGTAGCGGCTTCCAGATAACCGGGGGTTGCTTCATGCCTTGGCGGTGCTCTCGGCGTGCCCCTTGGCCTGTTTCTCCCAGTCCTCGACGCTCATTGCACCAGGCACCAGCAGCACACCAGAGCCAGAGGCCAAATCCTTACCGTCCTTGCCGGTCAGTTCCGTCTTGTCGGTGAACATCTTGAGGTGGCGGCCCAGCAGCTCGGCCCCCTTGAGGACGGCCATTGCATTGAACTCGTAGGCTGGGGCGATGTCGCCGGCCGGGGTTTCTGTCATCACCGGCTCACCACGGCGGTCAAGGACAGGAGCGGCTTGCTGGCAGCGCTCTATGGTGTCCCGGATGATCTTGATGACGTAGTCCTGGTCTACCTCGGTCCGCTTCTCGCGCTTTTCGATGGCTTCCTTGATCGCAGCTTGAACCCCATCATTCCCCAACAAGCGGGAGGCTGCATTCTCGGCAGATCGACCCTGCGCCTTGTACCCCGCACGCTTGTAAGCCGCAGTGGCATTGAGGTCCAGCAGGTATTCAGCGACGAAACGAGTTTGTTGGGGTGTCAGGCTCATGCAGCGATTTTTGACGCCGTAAAGGCCTCGGGCGGATGTTTGTTCAGGCCTTGCGTCGCAGGGCTGGGAACAGGCAGGCCAAGCCAGCGGGTGAGCAGACTTGTGGCTCTCGCTCCAAGGCGTCCAGGGCGGTGTACAGCTCGCCGTTGATGTACATCCAGCGCGGCGGGTGGCGTCGGTCGGCTTCCATGAGGTCAAGCCAGGCGCGCTCCATCGCCAGCGCTATGCCCTCAGGCGACATCCAGCACCTTCAAGTCATCGCCATCACTGGCCGGGTGCTTGTCGAGCTTGGTCAGGAGGTGCGGCTGCAGCACCACCGTGTCCCTTGGGCCTCCGCCGAAGTACACCACCACCCGCTGGAAATGATCGTGCTTACTCTCGGAGCCGCGGGCCTTGAGCACGGAGCCCACTTTCCCGCTGGGCGTCCTCACCCAGGTGCCAGGTGGGAAGTCGTCAATGTCTTGATCCTGCTGCGGCTTCATAGGCATGTCCTTAAGGAAACTTCTTCCACGGCCCCGGATAGCCGAAATGGTTTTGCAGGAATTCACTGAAATCACCCAGTGCGTCGGGGAGCCACACCATCCACCTGGTACTTGGGTAGTGACACATCACCTTGAGCAGCGCGCGCGCAATCCAGCAGGAAATCCACATGGCCCAGCAAATGGGGTCGATGGCGTCAATGAATCGGCGCATGGGCTGGCTCCTTTGAGGTTGGAAAGCCATAGCGTCCGCCGGGCGGGGTGTCGGAATCCCGACTATTTGGGGTTGCCCGTGGTGCTGGCCAGGGTTTACCCCACGCAACTGGCAGTTGCATTCAAGTTGTGCGCTTGTGTGAGTACCAGCATTAAGCCGTTGATTCCATTGGAGAAAATGACCTGGTGCTGCTGAAAAAGCCTGTTTCGGTCCCGTCCCCTGTTTTTGGCTCGAATTCAGCCGGAATCGGACCAAATCAGGGCGAAAAATCCGGAAATCGGGAAATGCAACTGTGGCTTGCTGGGGGTAAACCCGAGCCGGGCGGATCCCGGCGCTAACCGGCTCTCGGCGGATGCCAAGCTGGGCGCGGCCTGCAGCCCGATGGGGCGGGTTATGCTGCTGGCGGGGAAGGGAAAACCCCACGCAACCCACAGTTGCGCGCGCAAGCCACGCTTGCTTAGTGGAAACCCGACCTGATACGCTGCCACCATGCCCAAGCCCACAAGAACCGCCGCCCAGCTCCAGGCCTTGATTCAGGAGCGCATCGACGCCATTCCGGAGCTGCGGGGCCAGGTGACGGACATTCAGGCGGGCGGCATTGTGTGGAAGCAGCCCAGCGGACGCGGAGCCAACTGGACAGTCAAGACGGTACGCAGCCGTGAGACTTACCGCGCCGATGTGGCCGGCATCATCCGCCAGGTGCAAGACGCCTTTGACCTGGAAGACTGACGGCATCAGACAAGCTCCCGCTTTTCCGCCTTGTTGAGCTCTCGCGTGTGTACGGTGTTGCGGATCGCGTCGGCCATCTGGCGAACCACGTCCTCCGGGCCGATGCAGACCGGCACGTAGTCCATGCGCCTGTCCTCGCTGTAGGCTTTCCGGTTTGCCGTCAGCATGTCATCGACGGTTTCGACGTGAAGCGCGTTCTGGCTTTGGCTCCAGAGCAACACCCAGACAGGAGGGCGCGGCAATGGCGTGGCGCCTCGGGTATGGACAAGGGTCAGGCCGCCGCCTGCGGCTGGGTTACTGGGTGTGTTCATGGTCTTCCCGGTTGGAGTAATCGACATAGCAAAAATAGAAGGGCCTGCTGCTTGAGCGGTACTGCATGGACGCCTTGTTGAACCAGAGGGAGAGGCTGAAGTTTTGAACGCCGTCCTCGCGCTGCTTCATGAGCTCCAGCTTTGCGTCCCGCTCCCCGGTGTCGTCTGGCTTAGCTTCGTCCTTCTGGGCCTTCCACACGCTGAAAATGTTGTCCACGCCGTTGGTCAGGTGGCCGCTGCCGGCGACATCCATCTTTCCCGGGCCGCTGGTTTCGTCGCGGCCTTTGCGCGGGTGGGCAACCAGGTGGACGTGGACGTTGTACTGTTTGGCGAACCCACAAAGCTTGGCAATCGCCTGCTTTTGCTCGGTGTTTGCCTTCGGTCCATCGTCTGGCACGTCGGTGGTCATGAGGCTGTCAATCACGAAGTGCGTTGACCCATAGCGCCGATGGGCGTACGTGAAGACTTCCAGCAGGCGATCAATCTTTGCTTGGCCCACTTGGTTGAATACCCAGCACTTGTCCAAGAGCCATGCACCGACGGCGTCGATGTACGGGGTGGCGGGCCTGTCCAGTCCGGTGGCCTGCTTGACCATGCGCTTGAGCTGTCGCGCTGGCTGCATTTCCCCGGAGAACACGGTGAAAACTTCGCCCTGCTTCATGAGGCCCAGCGACACCTGGGACAGCAGCATGCTCTTGCCGTGGCCGTTGATGCCCGTCCATAGGGTCACTTCCCCGCCCCGGAACTCGAACCATGTGAACTCCTGGTCAAGGCGCAGGCGCGGCGGACGGGCAGCACCCTCAACGGGGTAAAAGCTGGCCTTCACGTCGCTGATGAAGTCGGAAATAGCCCGCAGCTCTTCCGGGTCCATCGACTTGGCCGAATCCAGCACCTCCAGGAAGTCGGAGCGCTCGCAGCCCTTGATGAGCATGTCGTTTGCGTCCTTGGCGCCGTAGGTGTACAGCGCGCGGCGGCAACGATCAGGCCCCAGGCGCTGGATGACTTCGCGCGCGCCCTTCTCGCCGGATTCGTCGCAGTCGTAAAAAATGATGATTTCGCTGAAACGCTCCAGCAGTTCCCAGTCGCTCTCAATCCATTGGTGATTGCCCGCGCCAGCATTGCATGACAGCGCCGGTATGCCCATCTGGTGCAGCGTCATGGCGTCAATCTCGCCCTCGGTGATGGCGATGACCCGCTGCTTGGGGTCTATCAGGTGCCAGCCGAACAGGCAGGGTATGGCGTTGGCCTCCTGCCGCATGTCCTTTTTTTCGTCAATGTTCCGGCTCTTGCCGTTCAGGTACTCGCCCGATTCGGAAAAGTATGGGAACAGCGCATAGACTTTTTCCCCGCGCGTCTGCTCTACCACCTTGAACGCGGCGATGGTTTCAGCGGTCAGCCCGCGGCCTTTCAGCCATTCGAGCGCCCGACCCTGGGCCAGCTTGCCGCGCGGCTTTTCCGGCTTGGCGTAGGTCTTCGGCGGTGGCTGGTTCGCCGGCATGGTGTCCCGGATACCCAGGTAATCGGCCGCGTCCTTCATGGCCTCGGGCAGCGTGCAGCCGCGCGTAGCCATCCACAAGTCCAGCATGTCGCCGCCCTTGCCGCCCTGGAAGTCCTTCCAGACGCCGCACTTTGCACCCTGCACGCAAACGGATAGGCTGTCGCCTTCCTCGCCGTCAACACTGCCAGCCTTCCATTCTTTGCCCCTGCGTTTGCCGTTGGGCAGCAGGTAGGTGGCCAAGCTCTCGGCCTGGCCTGCCATGCGCTCGGATAGCTCTTTTGCGTTCATGCGGCATCGCCTTTCAGACCCGGGCAGTCCGTCCGGTCGCAGCTATCCAGCTCATCAACATCGACATCCGCCACCGAGTCGTAAAGCTGAAAGCCGGTGAAAACCAAGCGCGGGTTGGGGATGCCGAACACCTCGCACAATGCCGGGTGCTGGATGATGAATTTCGCCCCGCAGGTGGCGCAGTCGTGGCGGATTTCCTCGGTCACGCTGCCGCCCCTTCCGCCACACGCTGGCGGTTTTTGAACTGGTGGGCGGTGTGCTCGTAGCACTGAAAGTTGGCGGCTTCGTGTACGTTGTCAAAGCCCGCCGCGCGGCACCACTCCGGGCACTTCGTTGGCGTGGCCTCGCTCACGCATTCGTCCGTCCATCGCGCACCGCGCAACCAGGACGCGGGCAGCGGGTTGAACTTCGCTTCTGGCTTCCAGGGCCAGCGGCGCAGGGCGGCCAGCATGCGCTCCTGCAGGGCCGCATCTGGTGCCAGCGTTACCCAGGCCTTCACTGCGTCCTTGCGTGCGTCCTTGCGGCGGTATTCGGCATACCACTCGATAAACCCGGGCGGGTCTTCCGCGTCAGGCTGCGGAGCCCTCACACGTCTGCCCCCTTTGGGGGGTAGGGGGGTATTTAAACTATTGGGTATTGGGTTATGGGTAGTGGGTAGTGGGGATTGGGTAGCCGTGACAAGCGTTGCAGTTGCCGTGACAGGTGTCGCAGGTGCCGTTACTGGTGCCGTATCTCCATTGGTGGGCGCATGCCCGGCCTGCGACGGTTTGGGCGTTACCGGTGCGGCCTCTGGAGCATGAATTGCCGCGTTTTTCACTGCTTCTGCACCGCAGTGCGCCAGTACCATTTCGCGCAATTCCTTGATCCCGATATTCCAGGCGGCATGTTTTCCGGCATTGTTCAGCGCCTCGAACAACTTGCGACGTTCTTGGCGGTGACGGTCGGACCGGGTTTGCTCGTTGATCTTTTTCGCTTCGCGATCCGGCTCACCCGCCTTGTACGCGGCAATGACTTCGTCGCATCGCTCTTGATGCCAGCCATCAGGGCCAAGCTTGAAGAAGTCAGCCAGCACGGCATCGACGGCCGCAACTTCATCCGGGCTTTTGGCAGCTACGAGCCGCTGAATCTTTTCCACCTCAGCCGGTAGCGGGCGCTCGGTGGCGTAGTACTTCCGCAGCATCCGCCAATAGATGCCGTCTTCCAGGGGCGATAGGTGGCCCGTGGCCTCCGCGTAGTCGCCGATGTGCATATCCACGTAGTTCACTGCGCGGCGCCCTCAGGAACGCGCTGGCTTGCCGCTGGTTGTACGGGGGCCGCGGGTTCGGACCTGATTCGGCCCGCATTCGGGCCTTCACCAAAGAGTTTCCGAGCCTTAACCTTCGCTGCATGAGTACACAAATCGGTAAACGTCTGACCATGAACCTGCAGGTAGATCCAGTCCCGCAGTGCGCCGGCCACGTCCATGTCCAAGCCCGCAACCAGTTCACGAAACTGCTGCATGGTCTTGAAGTCCACCAGGGTCTTGGCTGGTTCGGTCAAGGTGCCCATCGGGCTGACCATGCCGGTGCGCGAGTATTGATTTTCGTCTTCCATTTGCCCACCTCTTGCTACGCTTTTGATAGCTGCTTGAGCTGGTTCTTCATGGCATCCGGGCTGAATTCGAGCTGAATGCCCGCATCCGCCGTCCATGTAGCCAACCACTCAATCAACCCCTTTGTTTAAGAAAAAAGAACCCTATGACCATCACAAAAACGCTGACGACACCCGCCGCCGGTCTGGCGCATATCCACGAAAGCAGCCACACCAGGACTGCACTCAATACCGACGCCGACGGGCGCAAGACAATGGCCGTAGCCACTTCGGTGCTGTCTATGCACTGGCGGGCTGGTGAGCTCCGCCTCGTCCATAGCTTTTCCTCAGTGCCTGCGCGTGGGCCGGTGCGCGCGCCAGCGCGGGGCATGAGGAACAGGCAATGAGTCACAGGCGCTATTCCTGCTCGCAGGTTGCGGCCGTGGTGACGGTGCCCTGCAGTCGCAGGACATCCCAGGCCACATCCGGGCGGAGCCGTTCGCACACAACACCGGTTTCCCGCTCAATGGCTGGGCAGTACTCGGCGGGAACGCGGCGGCGCTTCTTCCACATGCTGGGCGCGCTGGCGGAAGCGCCAACCCGCCCGGCAAACACACCCACCCCGCCGACCTTGGCGATGGCCTCATCAAGGGCCAACATTTCGGGGCCGAGCGCGGCTTCTTCTTCAGTTTTTGGGGGTTCCATGCTTTTCCTTAATTATCACGATCGTGATTATCGGACAAACACCAACGTGATGCAACTCCCTGTTTTAATCACGGCCGTGACAAACATTTCCAACCGAGTAAAGACAGCCAGGCAGGCGCGAAATTTGACGCAGGCCCAGCTCGCCAGGCAGGCAGGCGTGAGCCAGGGCACTATTGGCAATCTGGAATCAGGGCTGCGTCAAAGCCCGCGTGAGCTTTTGCGCATCGCCGCAGCTTTGGGGGTTTCTGCAGAATGGCTATCCAGTGGGAAAGAGGACGCGCTTGCCTTGCAGCAAGATTCCAACGTCAGCAGCGCAGAAATGCGGGCGAGAGTGCCGCTTATTTCCTGGGTTACGGCCGGTCAGATGGGTGACGTACAAGACATTTATCTACCCGGCCAGGCCGACGACTGGGTGCACGTTTACGACACTAAACCGAGCCCGAGCACCTTTGCGCTGCAGGTGGCCGGTGACAGCATGACAAGCCCGATTCCTGGAGACGTTAGCTTCCCAGATGGGACCATCATTGTTGTGGACCCCAACAGATCCGTGGACCCAGGCAATTACGTTGTTGCCAAGGACGTAACCACCCAGAAGGCCACCTTCAAGCGATTGGCCTATGACGCCGGGCGGTGGTATCTCAAACCACTGAATCCGTCGTATCCTATGGTGGAGATTGACGATCCCGCAGTTCGCGTGATTGGCAAGGTGATCGAGTACCAGACCCGTGGCAAGCTGTAACAACCGAGAGGAAGACAGATGAAAAAGCTATTCGCCTTCATGTTGCTAATGTTCGCTGGGCTGGCGCTGGCGCAGGACGCCAATAAATTGTTCGAGCAGGAGATGCAGCGCATTTATGCCCAGCAGGATGCCGGCAAATTGAACATCCTCGAAACGACCATTGAGCTGGAAGGTGCGGCTAAAGCCTATTTCCCGACGGACGGGTTGCTGCACGCTTACCACGCATCGGTACGCCAGTATGCTGAACAGTTTCAGGGCGGGGCCATAACGCGTGAGAGATTCATGGAACTCCAAGAGAACCGACTCGCACGCTTCAAGACCGCCCTAGCGGAACGGGACAGTGCTAATGCGGCCCAGCAGAAAGCCCAGGACCAGGCTACCGCCGCCGCCGCCAGCGATGCCGCACGTTCGACCGCTATGGGGAATTTCTTGCGGAGCATGGCACTTTCGACCAACCGCGCAATGCCGCGGCCACCAGTGAACTGCACAAGCTATGCCCTCGGTGCTGGCGTCTCGACCTCTTGCCAGTAAAGCGGGCCTAGTGCCTCAGGGACCCGCCAGCCGGGTCTTCACCATTCAATAGCGCCTCCAGAGTGGCGCGTGCCTCCGCCAGAAACTCGGGCGGGTCAGTGGCGTAGTCCTCGACCACCTCAAAGCGCCGCGTCCCATCCGGTTCCTCGACCAGATACATGAGCCCGGTCACTTCACCGCGCTCCGCTGCCTCCTTCAATTCTTCAAGCTGCTTGATGAACGCCGCCTGGTAATCGGGCGGCATGGAGCTGGGCGGGGTTTTCATGGCGATCTTTCGGGATTCTGCCATTGTGGGCCTGGCGCCGGCCTGCCAGCAAGCAACAAACCACATAGTCACCCCCGCCAAATAGGTGGTTTTAATCACATCGCAGGCCTGTTAACACGTACGTGTTGACAGCTTGAATCACAAACGTGATAATTCCTCACGGCCCTAGTTTTGGGGCATGGAGGAAAACGATGGCAAATATCCCAGCAACACCCAGCAAAGGCCTGCGGGCCGAGGCAACCAAGGCGCAGGCTCGCCGCGATTGGCCAGCGGCACAGCATCTATTCAATGCCGCCGCTGACGCCGTCCCGATGAGCGCTCACGGCCACCCGACCGCCGCCGAACAGTCTTTGCGGCTGCAAGCCCGTCTTTGTGGCGACATGCAAAAGCGCATGCAGTACTTCGGCCTGTCTGGAGTGTTTACGAAGCGCGCACCGGCTGACGCGCTCACCGCGGCCGAGGTCGTCAGCTTCTATCAACTTGGCGCGACTGCGGCAACGGCCTACCCAACTTAACTATTTCCCCAAAAGGCAATGCCCCGGTGCTTGTAACGCCGGGGCATCTAGTCAATCACCCCACCTATCAAAGCAAGGATCGACACCATGAATTCTAATTTAATTGCGGCTCTGAATATCGTCATCACCGGCAACCTCGCGGCCTTGGTGGAATGCGGCAAAAGCGTCCCGAATTCGACTTGCGCCCTCCGCGCCTCCACTCTCTTGGTGAATTTCCAGGCCGCCCCGATGAATGCTAGAGGCGTTCCGCTCGTAACGATGGTGATTGGGACTCTGCCTCTGCTATATGACTGCAATGACACGACCGAGGCGCAAAAACTCAACATTGATAACGCGCTGAAAAAATTGGACGAATACCTCCCGCTGATCCAGGCCATTGAGCCGGGCGAGGAGCCCACACGCGAGCAGGAGCTAACGAAGAATGAGCCGCTGACACGCGATTCGGACCTGACCATGTTGGACTCGGTCGGCCGAGGTCTGGCGCTGGAGGCGACATGGGCCATTGAGCCCCTGTGCGATGAACTGTTGAACCAGATTCCAGAAGTCAACGTCGATACCGACTGCATGCAGCCGTGCGCAGTAATGGAAACGCTGGCCCTGCGCATCAAGGCCCTTAACTCTGTCCTCATGAGTGGCCTGTCCGGCCCCGACATCACCCTCTGGCAGGCCGCCCGGGTGGTCTACAGCCAGCGGGCCAATGAGCGCCTTGACAGCGACTTGAAGGAGGCCGCTAAGCCAGCCAAAGAGGACGACTACATGGCCGGGGTGAATAGCGCAATTGAAATGCTCACCAAAGCCCACACCAGGGACGGCGACAAAATGGAACTGGACGGCACGCACAGGCCCGGACATCGTCAAGATAACTTTGCGCTCGCATATCTAAAGGCGGTCATGAGCAAGCCAGAGACGGCAGAAGGGTTTGCCTCCGTGCTTAGCGCCATCATCGGGCCCAACATTCTGGACAAGGGCTATGTGAAAGAGTTCGCCGCGCTCGACTACGACCGAATGATTGTTCCGACCGTTCTGCGCCATCCTGAAACCGGCCTGCTCCCCGGAGAGAAATTCCCCGACAGCGAAACCTCCGCACCCCCTGTGCCGAAGGCCAAGGCCAAGCCCAAAGTCAAGGCCAATAAAACCCCCGTTGCCGCCTGACCCGTCGCCACTTCAAGGAATCATCATGAAAAAACCAGCCGCGACCTCTATCAAAAAGGTTAATCCGGAACTGTCTTTTGTCTCCCATGAGGAAACACCGCGCGGGCGGTGGCTGACAAGCTACAACTATTTCGACGTTGAGCCTCTTGATTACTACGCAGGCAAGATTCGCGGCATTCAGATCGTCAAACAGCTTTGCGACTACGTGAAGACTCACGGCTGTAACGGCGCACACCTGGAGGCCATGGTGGTTGACGCGCTCGGGTTGCGCGCGCCAGGCCGCGGTGGTGGCATGCCTCTGATGCGGGTCGGCAAGAAGACCAAAGACAACGTGCTGTCCGGCGTGCTGGAGCAATTTGAAGAGGCGCTCAAATTCCTCGCGAAGAACGCGCGCTACGCGGAATATTTCGACCGGCAGATCGCCAAATTGCAAGACGAAGAAAAGGCAATAGCCGAGCACTACGCCAAGCGGCAACTCGCCATCAACGCCCGCGTCAAGGCGACCAAGGCCGCAAAGCGTGCCACCCAGACAGCAGCGCCCGCATCCACCAAGCCGCGCTCGCGCGCTGGCGAAGCAGTCGCAGCCTAACCACCACACAAGGACTCAAGATGTCACAAGCAACTATCGAGCGCCCAGCCAAAGCCGCTAAGCGCGCAACTCCCAAGGGCTCCGCCTTGGCCCAAGACCCACGGGAAAAAATCGTATTGCGGCTGTCAGGGCTGCAGGCCGGAATCGCGGGAATGGTTGCCCGCGAAGATGGCGACACCGTGGGCCGGGTTCTGGAGCATGCCGGCGGTATCGTGGGCAGGGCCCTGGAGCGTTTTGCCCCAGGTGGTGAGAAGGCCGCAAGCGCAGCCTACGACGAAATGATGGACGCGGATAGCTTCATTCAGGCGGCCAGCGCACTGGCTGCGCAGGACTTCAACGTTAGCAATAGGGGCTACAAAGGCCGAACCGACACCGCCGACACTCTGGCGCAGTGCTCCCTGGATGTGTGCCGCGATATTGACCGCTACCGGATGGGCCTACCACTGGAGGGCAGCGATGCGCTGGCTGTGGGCCTACTTACGGCAGCGGAGCCCGCCGAGCCAGCGGAAGACGATGCAGAGGCGCGGCGCGGGCTGGCGCTAGAGGCATCGTGGCAAATAGAAACGCTGTGTGTGATGTTGCGCGACCAAGCACGACAGGAAGATCAAAACACGACCAAGCTGACTTTGTCCATGGTTGTCAAGGCTGCGTGCCTACGCATTGAACAACTCAACGGCCAGATCATGACGGTGTGCAGCAGCAACTGTGACAACGAGCCCACGGCCCAGATTGCTGCAGTAATTAACGGAGACGGCTAAGCAAAACCCTCTAGCGGGTTATGCCGTAGATGTAAACACCCCAAATTGTATGCAGATGTTGGCTAACGTACTGACAGCACCCGCGAAAGCGGTTAGCCACCTCCCGCGCACACAGAAGGCGTTTTCGACGGCAAGCCTCAACCCCACGACTTTTTAGCAAAACAGGCTTCACCATGTCAAAACCACCAGTCATCGCCTCCTCCCCCTCTGCCGAGTCCATGGCCGTGTCAGAGTACACCTTGCACACCTGCTTTGAAGGCACCGCCGCACAGCTCATTGCGGCGGGCGTCTTCCCGGTCGGCTTCAAGTTTCCCAAGCGCTCCAAAGACCTGGAGTTCATCGCCGAAAACGGCTACCACTACACCGTAGAAGAACTGTGGGAGCCGCGCGGGCGGTACTCCGTCTCCGTGGGCCTAGCCAACATGGCCGACATCACGGAAGAGGCGGGGAAAATGGCGGCCACGCTGCTGGACGCCTGCCGCAAGCTCCCCGTCAAGGCCCAGATGGGCGGGCTTTTGTCTGCCATCCTGATGGGTTTCAACCGCTTGCCAGGTGCACCGCTGCGCCTGGGCGACGTGCGGGGCGACTGTGACGACCTGGAAAGCCTGAGCTTTGATGTCTTGGGGCCGAACGTCTCCCGGGGTACTCGCTGCTACAGCGTGGCGGCGGTGCTGGAGTATTACCTGATTGAGGACGGCCTGGCCACCGGTAGGCTTCGCAAGCCATCGGGCTACCTGCTCCAGCCTGCGGCGGAGAAAGCCGCGCCTAGCCCCGCCCCAGCCCGCCGGCACCCCATTGCCCGCACCCTCGAAACTGCCTAAGCCAGCCGATGAAACGCGGATACACCTACGCCGAGGCCATGGCCTATGTCGGCGTGAAGCGCCGCACCTTCGATGAGAAGTGGCGCCCGCGCCTGGTCGGTATGCCCCAGGGCGGAATCCTGCTGTTTGACGTGCAGGACCTAGACCGGCTTTTCGAGGAATTCAAGGCCCAGGCCTCAGGCGTTGTCACGGATGCCGCAAACGAGCCCCTTCCCAAGATGCCCCACAATGGCCCCTGGAACGGTCGGCCCGACACACAGAAAGGAAATAAACCATGGGCCAAACCACACGGGGAGTCCTCCCCGACAAGGACGGCTGGCAGGTCGATAAGTGGAAGTGGAAAAAGCGCTTTCGACAGCGCGGTTTCAACAGTGCTGAAGAGGCAGAGGGCTGGCTGATACGCGAGCTGCAGGCGCACCAACAGGTGCAACTGCACGGCGTCAGGCCGGCCGTCAGCTTTGACCACGCTGCAGCCCACTACCTGCTGACCAATCAGGATAAGCCGTCGCTTGCGACGGAAGCCTATTTGCTGAAATCCATCATGCCCTTTATCGGCACGCTCGCACTGCCCCAGATCCATGACAGCACGCTGGCGCCGTACATCACGGCCCGGCTGGCCGATGGGATCGCGCACAAGACCATTAACCTGGCCTTGGGCGTGGTGCGCCGGATCCTGAATCTAGCCTGTTCGGCTTGGCGTGATGACGCCGGCCGCACCTGGTTAGACAAGGCCCCAGCCATCACCATGCTGCCACTGGTGGGTCACCAGCGAGAGCCTATGCCAATCACCTGGGGGCAGCAGCGCCAACTCATCCCGAAGCTACCCGGCCACCTGGCGCGCATGTCCTTGTTCATTTTGAATACTGGCGTGCGTGACGACGTGGCTTGCAGCCTCCGGTGGGAATGGGAAATCCAGATACCGGAGCTGAATTGTTCGGTGTTTGAGGTGCCCAGGGAGCACGTCAAGGGCCGCCGCCGCGTTCGCGTGGTGGTGTGCAACAGCGTGGCCCAATCGGTGGTGGATGCGTGCAGGGGCCAGCATAAAGAGTTTGTTTTCGTCTATCGCCGGGAGCGGGTCAAAAACCTGCACCTGGTGGCGGCACAGCCTTACCGGCCTATCGCACGGATGAATAACAGCGGCTGGCGGACGGCGCGCGAGGCGGCCGGGCTGGGCGATCTGCACGTTCACGACTTGCGGCACACCGTGGGCATGCGCCTACGGGAAGCCGGCATAGCTGAGGGCACTATCGCGGACTTGCTCTGGCACAGCAAGAAGTCGATAACGCACCACTACAGCGTGGCGCAGATTGTGGAATTGCACGGGGCGCTTGAGAAAATCAAGGCGGATAGCGGGGCCTGGAATAAGAGCCTGCACACCTTGAGACTGGAGCAAGCCGGGGGTTTTCGGGTGGTCAGTCCCCCAGAAGTCCCCCAGCAAAGAAAAACAGCCTAGAGGGTAGAAGCCTCTAAGCTGTTGAAATACATCAGGAATGTATGGTGCGGCTGGCAGGAATTGAACCCACGACCCCTTGGTTCGTAGTTTTCTGCTCACCGCTAAGTTGTTGATTTATATAGACCACGGGCCGACCGTTCCAACTACTCGTGCTCTGCTGTGCTCAGGCCATACAAGGCCACTCCCCCAAAAGTCCCCCGCTAGAAAACTATCGCGCCCCGGGCAATCCGATACCAAACTATCCAAGGCGACAAAGGCCGCCATACGACTACCCGGCAACCTTGTGGGCTGTGCTCCGGGCTGGCGGCTGCGCTATCGGCCCCGACCGTGAACCCCTGTGCCGCCAGAGGAAGGTTTGCGCCAGTATTGCCGCCCCAGCGCCCGCCCAGTCTTGGCGGAATGAACGGCGGTGGTTATTTCGTCAGGGCGTCGTAGTCCCTTTCGCACTTGAGGCCGGCGGTGCGGGTGGTGTCGGCGTAGGCGGCCAGGTCGCCCGCTCGGCGATCAGCCCGCGCGAGCACGTCGGCAAGCACCACAATGGCGTCTCCGGCTGGCGCGCACTCGATGCAAGCGGGGGTATTGCGGAGGGCATCACGCCAGCGCTTGGCGGTGTCGGCGTTTTGGTCCCGCAGGCGATCAGCGTCAGCGCTGTTACGCACAGCATCGCCGCGAGCTGCGGCCAGTTCTTTGTCCTGAGCATCTTGGTTTTCCTTCTGCCGCTCAAGGCGGCGCTGGGTTTCTTTGGCGTTTGCCTGGTTCTCGGCGATTACCGCCTCTTGCTGGGCGATCTTTTCCTTGTCCCATTTGCCCTGCACCTCGGCCCGGCCTTCCTCACGGCCAATGCCGCGCTCATGCGACTGCCAGGCGAAGAAGCCAGCCACCAGTGCAGCGGCCAGCGCCAGGTACAGGAGCCAGCGGCCGGGATTGAGCCAGGTAAGGGGGTTCATGGCAGTGCCGCCATGCCCGCGGCAAACAGGATTGCCCTGTCCGCGTAGCCGTTCGTGTCGCCCAGGGCGATGGTCTTGCGGCCTTTGTTGATGAGGTCGCAATAGCCGTCAAAGTCGCCAGCGTCGGCAATGCTGTTGGCGTCCTTCATGGCGACATACTCCCCGGCCGCCAGCGCTGCCCATTGCGGTTCCGCCAGCTTGTCCGGCTCCAGCTCGAAGTCTGGAATGTCCATGTGCGGGAAGCGTGCGCGCAGGCGATCCCGCGTGATGGCGTGGTTGTAGCGGCCTGTGGTCTGCAGCATCGCATGACCCTTGAAAAACTCACCGTCGCCGGCTGCCGTATTGCCCAGGGTGTAGGCCAGGCGATTAACCGCGAACTCCGGTAGCTTGGACTCCGCCACGGAACGCGGCCAGGGCTTGGCGAAGTCACGCTCATAGCGGCGCTGTGCAGGGGTAGGCCCCCAGATTTCAGACAGCCATTTGAGGCCTCCGGTTTCGTGGCCGATGTTCGCCAGGAACATGGCTTGTCGCGGCTTCGTGTCGATGCCATAGAGGGCCATGGCCTGCAGCAGCGCAGGCAGGCAGCGCTCTGCCCGGTCAATGCGTGCGCCAGTACAGCGCGAAAGGATCAGCGGCGTCATGGCTGTTCGGCCGGGCCGGAGACGGCCACCTGCTTGACGGGCCGGGCCAGGATAACCAGGATCAGGAAACCGAGACGGATCCCGCTCTTGTAGCCGTCGTTCAGCCAGGGGAGTGAATCGCTGTTATCGGCCATGAGCTGCAGCAGCTCGGGCACGGCGGCGCCCAAAGCTGCAAAGCGCAGGGACCAGGACTTCCAAAGATTCCGCCAGTTGGGGACAAGTGCAAACTTCATGGGCAATAACCTCCTTTGCCCATTCTTTAGCCGCGTGTCGTGCCCGCCGGACTTTTGTTATTCGTCCTCGGTTTTTTCGTCGCGTACGGCGTTGCCCATCACCTTGACGCGGCGGGCCTTGAGTGTCTTGATTTGCTCCGAGCGGTCCCCGCCCTTTTCCTGCTGTTCGAGCTCCGCCCGGATCTGCTTATTGAGCGCGCCCACGGTCTTGCCGGCGGTCTTGAATTCCAGCATCATCTTCCGGCCCTTGGCTGGATTCCCCTCGCCCAGCTCGGTGGCCACCTCTCGCGCCAGGTCAGCCCGGCCCGACTTCACGAAATAGTCAAACTGGGTCTTGGCATCCGCCACGCGCTTACGGTCATCGTAGTAAGCCCGCTCGCGCTGGCGGTCGTCGTTGGTGCCATAGAAGCGGCTGGCGAACGGAATGCGGTTGACGGTTGGGGTGTCGCCGCGGGCCTGCGACTGGGTGGCGTCCAGCGCCTGGTCCAGCGTCCGGCCGGGGCCGCCGGTCATGGTGTAGAAAACCGACTTGAGAATGTCCGGCTCGATGTTCACCAGGCCCGGCTTGACCTTGTCGCCGCCGCTGATGTCGTTGAGCCCTTTGGATGCGGCTTTCCACAGGTCCGGGGTGTTCTCAAAAAACCGGGTGTAGGCTGGCTTGGGGTCTATGTGGCCGAAGCCGCGATCCTTCGACTTGTACACCGGCCCGCCGGTAAACGACTTGTTTTCAGCTATCTGAACAACAGGGTCAAGGATGGACGGCGCGATGAGCTGCCCGACCGACGACGTAGCGCCCAGCGGGCTGAATGCGTCCAGCACGGTGCTTGCCATTGACCAGCCGTATTCGCTGGCATTGCGCGGGTCCTTGCGGAAGATCGCGTCCGAGATAAGGCGGCCAGCATTATGGAAGACGTGGGGGCCAAGCGGCAGCGGCACCTTCACATACTCGCCGGGGCGCATGGGGTTCATGAAAATCCAGTTCTTGGACTTCTCGAACTCAGGAATCAGGTCGTAGCGATTGCGGCCGGTTTCTTCGTCATCGTCGGACATGGCTCGGTTGAGCGCATCCAGCACAAAGCCCATGATCGCTATACCGCCTACCAGCGCCTGCGCCTTCGGGCTGGTGACAAGCGCCTGAGTCAGCCGGGCCGTGCCTTGGACGGAGGCGTTAAAGAACATGTAGAGGGCATTGACGGGGGGCGTCAGGTTGCCTTTGCGGTTGAAATTGACCGTGATGTTCTTGGCGATGCTGGCCGCCTTCATGGTCGAAGCGCCGGCCTGACGGGCAGTCTGGAAGACGGACAGGCGCACGGCGTTTTCGATGATGTCGTTGTAATCATCGACAAAATCCAGCACCATCCGGCCCAGTTTGCGCGGGTCAGCTTTACCTTGCGCCATGCGGTCAACCTCACGCTGCAGGTTCTTCATGCGGGCGTCAGAGTTTTCAAACTGCTGCATGTAGCCCGTGGTGCCGCCGGCCTCCTGCATTTCCTTGGCGTAGCGCGCCCATTGGCCTGTACTGTCGCCCCGGACAATTGCGTGCATACCCTTGAAGGACTTGCCCAAGTTGCCCAGTACCTTGGCCTGCAGGCCTTCGGCGTCGGTGCCCTCCAGGTTGATAAGTGCCCCCTGGATGTCGCGTGCAAAGTTGGTCATCCAGAAAAGCGGGTTGCGCTGAGTCAGCAGGGAGGCAATGAATCGCGTCCCCTTGCTGGCAACCTCCAAAATCTTGTTCATCGGCGCAGCGTCAAGGTTCTTCATTGCGCGCGCTGTGAGCATTGCCCGGTCGCTGTCCTTGTTGAAGACAATGAAATGCTCCATGCCGTAGTCCTTCACCATCAGCACGTTGTCGGCAGTCTGATACATCGGGTCCACGGCGCCACGGATAACCAACCCGGTTTTGGGGTCGATCCTCGGCTTGGTGGGGGCCTGGTCCACCTTCCAAAAATTGGGGTTCGGGTAGGCCTTCGCCATCTCCAGCAGCGCGCGGCCGACCTTGGCCTTTTCGGCACGGATGGCGGCCGTCTCGGCTTGCGCCACGATGTTGGCCAGGATGTTGACCACATCCTTGTTGGAGCCCACGGCGCGCTTGGCCTCAGGCCCACGGACGCTAAAACCCATTCCCTTGGGTGTGCCGCTGGACTTCACGTCACGCTGCAGGGGCGCATAGAACTTGTACGCGGCTTCCCAGGCCTGGACGGTTGCAGCGTCTTCCAGGCCATCGGCAACCAGCGCCGTGCGCGTGTCGGCGTTGAGCTGGTCGATGTCCTTCACGATCAGCGCCAGGGCGGCATCCTTGCCGGCCGTGCGGAATCCAGCCATAACGGTGGCCGCGTCGGCATCGCTCATGCCGGACAGTGCATCGTTGTTCGGCATGTTCGGATTGATTGCCTTCATGGCCGCATTGCGCTCCGGTGCATGGCGGGCGTGCAGGTACTGGTTCACATCGTCCAGCGTGACGCCAGCATTCGCTCCCGCTACCGCAATCTTTTTCAGGATCGGCTCAACGGTGTTTTCGTGCAGCTCGGTGACGCGCGCAGCGACCTTGCCTTGGTAAAGCTCTTCGCCCAGGTACGGGTCCAGGGCTTCCGGCACGCGGCCGAACTGCTGGGCGATGGCATCGCGTACCCGCTTCATGTCGATCTTGTTGTTTTGGATGCCGCGGATAAAGGCATCGCCAGCGCCAGGCTCCGATACCGTCCAAGGCTGCGGGGCCAATACGCCGCCTGCCGCTGGGTTAACCGGCGGACTGCCGGGCGGTGCTGCCCATGATGTCGTGGCGGGGAGTGGTCGCTTCTTGGGCACGCTGTAGCGGAGGTCCGGGCTGGCCTTGTCGAAGGTGCCGATGTTGCCCGTTGCAGATTTGCTCTGTTCCGGGTCAAACGTTACATACACCCGGTGCCGCGCGCCCTCCTTGTTCACCCGGCCGCCACCCATGTGCGTGATGCCGTCGAAGCCCATTGAGCGCAGACCGTCCTGCATCACTTCGGCGCCCTCGTAGCTTGGTAGGTCCTGATCGGCAAGCATGCTTTCAGCGGCGCGATACCAGGACTCATTGCTCTCCCCGCCCTCATGGTAGGCGGCGATGTCGTCAAACTGTTTTTCCCATGCGGCCACGTCTGCCTTGGCCTCCATGTCGAT